ATTGTGGCTGAGCGTTTGAAGGGGCGATTGGGGGAGTATTGGCTGGTGGCGGATTGCCTACCGATGCCGCTTGCTGGCTTTGTGTTGTCTGAGCCTGAAAAGCATCATCAATCAGCTTTTGCAGGTCAGCAGCTTTATTCCCTGCGTCAAACCAATCTGATAAATCTTTCTTACCTGGGGGCATGTTGGGCAATCTGAGGATCACGAACTGCGATTGCTTGGCGTATTTCTCCAAAGACTCGGCAATTCTATTTACTCGCTCAAGTCCAGGCGGGTCTTCATCGGGAATAATTACAATTTTCCTGCCGTCTACTGCCTGCGAAAATTCTTTCGTCCACTTGCGATTCGCTCCGCCTGTATTTGTCGTTGCTTGAAAGCCTTCAGACCAAGCCCTGTCAGCGTCTTTTTCACCTTCGGTAATAATCAGACAACCCGTAATGCCTGCCCATTCCGGCCAGCGATAGAGTATTAGCGTCAGGGCGGGGAACACTTGCCGCTGATAAGCCGGATCAGTGTTCGGCTTCACTGGTCGCCATTCATTGTAATAGGGCTGTAAGTAATACTCTCCGGCCTTGCTGCCATTGATCCATTGGCCTGTATTAGCTTTCCATCTGGGCGTGAAAATCTTTCCCTTTGGCGTCTCCCATTTCAAAACTTCATAAGCTGGAAATCCATTGAGATATTTATACTCATGAGTGGCAATCAATCGCCAGTTGCCATTACCGTTCCCATTCCCATTGCTCCCATTTTGCGAAACCGGCTGATTGAATAAATCCGCCGTTGCAATTCCAAGATTCTTGCAAATAGCATCAACAGTGCATCCGGCTTGGCATTTAACAAGAATCCCTTTCTTGCCCTGCGTGACGCTCAGCGATGCCACTTTATCAATGTGGGCCGGGCATTCTACGTTATAGCCATTGCCTGCCGGATCGCTGTAATCAAACAGTCTTAGAAAATCGTCCAGGGTCATTTGGGTGTGCCTGTGTCTGTCTTTTGGGCAGAGAAAAGCCTGAGACAAAGGCGCGGCGTGACAGGTTCCCAAATTGATTGGCCGTCAATTCGGTTGCCGTCGCCTCTGTCTCAGGCTTTTTCGGAGGTCGGAAGTTTACCGATATTTCCTGTCTCAATACCGGGTGAAAATCAAGCCGATTGCCAGTCAGCTTTTAGACTATATCAGAACGGAATTTCACTTTCATCTATTTCTGAAGAACGCGAAGGCGATACTTCGGACTTTGACTTTGTGTTTAGGAACTGAACATCATCGGCGCGAATTTCAAGACTAAGCTTATTCTCTCCGTCACGTGATGTATATTCATTCACTGATAGCCGCCCAGATACGTAAACCTGACTGCCCTTGCTGAGGTATTCATTGGACGCTTCAGCGGATCGGCCAAAAATAACAATGCGAAACCAGATAGTATTTTCTTTCAATGTTCCCGTCATGTCTTTTTTCTTTTCCGTTGTAGCGACGCTGAAGTTGCAAACGGGCGTGCTGTCTGGCAGGTAACGCATTTCAGGATCGCGGCCTAAGTATCCCACTACGGCTATTTTGTTAAAGCTTGCCATGTGTTTTCTCCGGGTAAAGATCGTTAAAAAGTTCAAGATTGCCTTTTTTAAGGCGTCTTGTTTTTGCTGCATTGGCCTGATGAAACGGGGCATCAAGCTTTAAGTGGTGAAACTGACAAAGAGCCATCAGGTTCTCATCTCGGCAATCCTCTACGCCGGATGGCGTGCCGTTTTGTGTTTCGGACATTCCTTGCCCACCTTGCCCAGCATGCAAACCTCGCCGTCGCCAATGATGGCGGCTAGCTCTTTCATGTTCATCCGTTCGTCTTGGTGAAAGACGCGCGGCTCTGCCCAGCACCGCCATGACGGAACGAAGAGTGCTACTGTCTCGCCAAAATGATATTCAGCATCGGCCCAATCGTGGACGATGCCCCAAATTAAATGGAAGACTGACTCCGAACCGGTATTCCGAACGCCAGGCGCAGACCGAGCGGTGCGTAGGTCGTTTATCCGCTGCCTCTTCCCCTTGCGTAGAAGGTAGACAGTTTGATTGGCGTATAACTGCGCCATATTCTTCGGGCGCAGTGTGGATAGAGTCGCGTTGCTTGTGATTGTCATTTTACCTCTTGCTGCCAGCCCGCTTCGAGAAAACCCGTAGGGGCGGCGGAATAGTAGAAACGAGCGATGCCCCGTAGGGGCTGAAAGCGAGTCACTTCTGGACGGCGGAACTCCGCAATTTCTTCATCTGTCAATGTGTTACCTCTTTTTGATTTTGCATTTTTTGAATAATTGAAAAGTATTCCCGGACAATCCATTCAAGTTGCGGCTTTGTTTTGTGGCCGCTTTCTTTTTGGAGTCGCTCAATACTTTTCACTAAAGCCGGATCGGTGATTTCAATCCGGCTGTGAATTGCGTTAATTGTCGGATTTTTATTTTTCATGTTTTGCTTTCTCCGTGGTTTCCATTGCCGCAAGCGGGATGGCCTGCGGCGGGGCGGCTACGAATGATCTTGGAACCGCTCCTCGCCCGTTAAGGTGAGGCCCTGCTGGACGGCATAATCCGCTGCCCGTTTTCGGCACGTTTCATAGTCGGCCCTCCCGCCTTCGACGCAGATTTCGGCGGCAGCGAGCAGAGCCTCGCCGGTTTCGTAATTCGTGCCGACCGAGATCACCTCGGCTACGCCGAATCGCCAGGCATAGTAGTAGTAGCCGCTCAACTTACTTCTCACGGACAATCGCTCGTGCGGGAGTCCTGGGACGGTGGTGAAACTTGCTCGGATTGTTTGCGTCATATCGTCTCCTTCATTCGCCCGCACTCTCGCGGGCATTTATAAAATCGCTTCCCGTCGCAAGGCGAATTTACCAGGGAAGCAAAGCCGCATTCGCTAGCGGCAAAAGATTGATTAAGCTTGCACGTAGCGAAAGCTCTGCGTTTTTGTCACGGGCGGCTTGCCGGGGCGCTTGATCTGCCACTGGCGCAGAACGATGCCGCCGCGCATTGCGGTGAACGTGAAACGCTTCGCGTCCCTGCCGTAGGCGGCTTTTGTCTCTGCAATTAGCAAATCCAGCGGCTTGCCAATTTCCACGCAATAGCCGGACGGCAGGTAAAAGCGGCTTCCGGTCGGGCGGTAATACCGGACATAATCGGCGGCAGTGGATTGGATCATTGTTCCCATTTTCTTCAATCTCCTTTTTTTTCCGGCCCGCTTGATTGCCGACCGTGTAAGAATATTACACGGCGTTACACTTTGCCGTCAATAGACAAATTACATTTTCTTACACTTTATTTCTTATTCGCTTTCAGCCATGCACTGATCCGGCTTTCATATTTGAGATAGCGCAGGAATTGCGGCGACTTGATTTTGTTGTACTCGGCTTCGATTTTGAGCAGCCGCTTATATTCTTTTCCGCTCAGTAGTTTGTTTTTAGCGTTGTTGTGAGCCGTCCGGCAGTTGGGCGAGCAGTATTTTTGCGGCTGTTTCGTCTGGCGTCTGGGCGTGAAGGGCTTTTTGCAATGCTTACATTTCATAATAGCCATATTATTTCGCGTATAATGAGCCTAGAGCAAGTGTTTTACCGCCAGGGCAGGGAAAGGCATCCGGAAATAAAAATAGGGGCATTGCTGCCCCATTAAACGCGAAGTGATTTTCAGGCTTTATCAGTGCCGCTTGCCGAAGCCGGGATTGATCAATTTCCCCTGCATCTGATTCGCCATCAGTCGGGCGATTTCCTGCTTGAGTTGGGCGTTTTCCATTGCCAGATTCATTTGTTGCTTGGCTGCTTCCTCGGATTTCTGAATCGCGGCTCGTAGTGCTGCATCGAATATAAGCAATTCGCGTCCGCCGTATTGTTCTTCCGTTCCCGATGTAAAGCTGATAGAGATGAAAGGCTCTCCGTCTTCGTCGTCTGAAACGAATGTGACGGTTTCAATTGTATCAAGTCTTACCACTCGATCTCCCACGCGAACGGCGGGCATGATCTTCAGGAATAAATCCAAGTCTATTCCGGCGGCTTCTTTTTCAGGCGCGATGATTATTGATTCAGACATTTTGATTCCTCATTTCTTTTCTATATTTTCCAAACTTCATTTCGCAAGCTTCGGCGTACAGTTGACCGTCAAGCCTGCTGCGGCGTTTGCTGTTTCTGATTTTGCGAAGTGATTTCTTCTTGCGCGGGCGATTGATCCAAGAATCAAATTCATCTCGCAGGCCCTGAATTGTCCTGCCTCTGGATTTCTTATCGGGCGCTTTGCCCATGAACCAATCGGCGGCTCTTTTAAGCAGGCTTTCAGACATCGGCTTTTTTCCTTTCTTTATAAAGCGTTTGAATGGTGGCAATGATCGTTTCGACTTTCCGGCGCAGTTCGCCTTTTCGATCAATCAGGCCAAGAAAATTGGGGTCAACGTCATATTCAGCAAGCAGGGAATCAAAGACTTCGCCCGGCTTTTTCTTCAGATTCGTTTCAATCAATTTGTTTAGCCGTGGATTCGTCTCTAACGCTTCCTGTAATGCTTCCCATCGCTTATTCGGATCGGTAAGCTGAGATAGTTGGTAAAGCTTATCCACTTGCCGAATAATCATGGTCACTTCACTTAGATTGATTGGCATCGGGTGATTCCTCCTGCGGTTGAGCGGGCGCAATATCCTTTGCCCATACCGCTCTTTCCATCTCTTCGGCCTGAATGGTAAGACTTCGACCGATTCCGATAATCTCAAAATTTTGCCATTCGCCTTCATATTCAATATTGAAATCCATGAATTCGTTGACGGTAATTGTGATTTTCCTATCCGGCATTTTCCCCTCCCGGCTCATAAGCTTTTTTAAGTTCCGCCTGCAATTGAGTCGCCCATACTTTTGCGTGAGGCATTGCAAGAATCTCTTTGGCTTCATCGCTGAGCAATTCAAACAACGCCAGACTTTCTTCAATTGGGTTGTCCGTGAATTGCTCAATCAATGTGAATACGCTTTGCTGTGGCGCTACCCGTTCAACGTATTCGGCATACTTGAAAGCCCGATCTGCTGCCATTCTGGGCAGCATTCGGCGTTTACAGTGGTCTAGGATTCCGGCGAGCAGTTCATCTTCAGGCCGAATTGCTTGTTGCGCCTGCCCGCCGTCAGTTGATTCCAGTCCGACTCCTGGGACTTGCTGAATGCCTTGTAATGCTTCTTGCCCTTCTTGTGTGTAATGAATTGGCTCGTTCTGCCCGACTCTCTCCATCGGTGCGTTTTGATGAACGTGTGACGCCTGAGCCATCGCCGCTTGCCCATTACTGCCTCCCTTCACGTCTGAAATGATATTCCTGATGACATTGCCTAACGACTCAATAAGAGCCGGGCCATGCTCAAATGCCAGCGCCATCAAGTCTTTTTCGCCTTCACCGCCCATAAGATTGCCGACGATCTTTTTAGCGTGGTGCGGGTCTTTCATGAGCAGTTCGGCAACGCTGATTTCCGGCGATACCGGCGGGGCGATTGGTTGCGGTTGCTGATTGCCATTCAGCTTTTGCATTAGCTCAAACGTTTCAGCCATCTCTTTTAATTCTTGCTTGAAAGTCTTCTGCACGACTGGCTGACCGGCTGGCATCTGGATTGTCACTTGCGGGTTTGTCGGATCGGGCATGCTGACCATCGGCTGTCCGTTTTGCACCTGTCCCATCGGCTGACCGGCTGCGATGCGAAATTCCCACTGGTCAACGATCTGATTATTGAGATAGATCATTATCCAGTAACGGCCAGGGCCGTACTTGCTCGCCGCTTCCAGGTGAATACCTGAATCAATGGCGTCTTCGGTTGTCACAAACTTATTGCAGTAGGCTTTATCAGCCTGCGCGCCGCTCATCGGATCATCTTCATTTGTGAATTTCCAAAGACTGATCCGAAGGTTGCCTGTAGGGGCAATTCCGCGCTTTGCCCAACGATCACGCAGTTTTTGCTTTTCCTGCTTGAGTGTTGGCTTTCCACGTTTCGGTCTTTCCTCAAACTCAAACTCCGGCTCATCGTCTGTCATCTCAGCTTCATTGGCCGGGGCGTCATAAGTGACGGTTTTCGTTTCGACAACTTTGCGAGTCGGCTGCTTTACTGGTTTAGCGTCAATCTCGACGCTATCAGGGACTAATTCCGGGTCAGGAATCTTTTTTTTGGATGCCATTTATTTCTTTGCTCCTTTTCTTGAGGCGGTTTGGCGCTTTGGTTTTAGGCGGGACAGGCAGGATTCTTCATATAGTCTGGCCTTTTCGTCACGGTTTTTCATTTCCACTGACCATTTATCGGCAATGGCCAGCCCTGTACTACGTGAAACATTGAACGCGTTTAGCCGGGTTGCAATGATTGCCGTGTCGTTTTCCAGTTGAACAGCAACAATAAACTCAGAATCAATTACAATCTCATTAGTTTCGATCAGCATAAATTTTAATTTTCTCCCAAATGTGGCTTAAAACGGGGTTGATTGATGGTCAATTAAGAGTGAATTTACACTCAATCCAGCGTGAAACGGGGCGCGTTTTCTATACACCTAACGCTAAACCATTGCAAGAAAAAGGGATTGACAAAGCAATTTAAGCTGTGCTTTTTTGCGTGCCGGGTAATCAGGAAACAGTTTCGGGGCAAACGATTTTATTTTGCCGCCGTTATGAATGCTTCTCCCCAGACTGTTGATTACCCAATCCAGCGCGATGACGCTTCAGGCGGCAATTCATTTTCCATCCGTCAGACTCCTGCGATTCGGCACGTACCTCTAGCTCAAGGGGCAATCGGAACCTTTCAAACGCTCGACGCTATGGCGGCTTGCGTGCGAGGTGAGATTGCCCCTGATTTTTGTGGTTACGAATGCCTGAAAGTGCGAAGCCTGGCCGAAAGCCTGATCACGATCGAATCCTGCTTTGATTACGTCGCCCATAAGATTGCCTACGAAGCCCATCCATTAAACGAGCAGGTTGTTCAAGACGCTTGCCGAACAATTCAATTCAAAACAGGTGATTGTGTAAGCAAGTCCGTCTTGCTCGCTTCGCTGCTTTTTGCGGCTGGCTATCCGTGCAAGTTCATCGCGCAGTATTGGGATGATGAGCAGTGCTATTCGCACGTTTACATTTTGGCGCGTGATGAATTCGGCAATGAAGTCCGGCTTGATCCTGTGGCTTCTGATCAGCCGATAGGCTATTCGCAACCGTTGCCAGACACGGGATTTGAAACCAGTTGGGAAATTTTCTAAGGATTATTTATGCCTTGTGAAACCTATGAGGACGGCTCTTACTTCTGCGAATTCGCAGGCGGATATTGGGAGCGCGCAGATAGATACGGAAACATCACTTACGGCTCTTATGTGGACGATGACGGCATTCCGTTTGATCCGAATCAGGCGATAGTGACGATTGGCGATGCGCTTCAATCTATCTTCGGCGGCGGCCAGCGCGGGCAGTATTCTCCGAATCGCAATCAGCAAACTCCATACAGCTATCCGGGGCCGGGGCCGTATTACTCGAATCAGCAAGCCGTTGGAATCAATGCGGGCGTCAATCGCGGCGGCATCGGTGCGGGCCTGAACATCTCGACCAATACACTATTGCTTGCTGGCGGAGCTGTCCTGCTTTTCATTCTCGGCACAAAGAGGGGGCGCTAAATAAATCATGTTTGACGCATTTTATAACAATCATTACCGCGCTTACTGGTCACCTCCGGTTGGGCCGTACAGCAATTCCCTGATGGGCGCAATCAGCATGAGCCTGACAACCGATAAATCAGTTTACCGGGTTGGCGAGAGTCCAATCTATCGAATTGTTGGTGCGATTCCGGGCAGCGTGATCGCTTGGTCATCAACGAAAAACGGTCAGCAGACCGGTGAATATCAAGCTTCTTACGGTGATGTAGTTGACGCCAATGGAACGGCTGAAATTACTGGCGGCGCTTGGACGGCTGACAATATCGGCCAATGGCGCAAGGTTGCAATGATCGTCAAAGATGACGGCTCTTTTGATCTCTCTAACGAAATTGGTTTTAGCGTTGTGGCTGCGGCAGCATCAGGCGGGCAGGGTGTGCCGGTTGCTGATTCGGGCGGCTTTCTCGATGGTGACATTGAATTGCCGTTGATTGGCGCGGTTTCCAAAGTTGGCGCGTTAATCGGAGCCGGAGTGCTGGCCTACTTCCTGACAAAGGGGCGTCGTTAAGTGTGGCAACCTATTTTGACAAACGAGAAGGCCGCGAAAAGCCAATCCCTGATTGCTCAAAAGTTGGGCTGGCTTGGAATTCCGAAACGCAGCGATGTGAGCAAATGAGTGCAATTAACTCTCTACTAATGGCCGCAAATCTCCTGACGAAGACTCCCGCTCAACCGTCAGAGAATCGGGGCATGGGCTTCCTGGCATGGGAAGGCGACTATTACGACGATTGGGAATATGACTATTACTGGGATGACTGGGGATGGTCGGATTACTCAAGCGGCGGAGAGTTGCCGATTTATGGCTACGATTTTGGGCAATACGGTTTTGATTTAGGCGATCCAGGAATCAGCGCGGGCGATCCCTACGATAGGGGAATTGATTGGGCGTCGTTCTGGGATAGCTTCTTTTCAGGCGGCGATTTGTATGTGCCAAGTCCGGGGGATGAATTCCTGCAAACCTCAAACAGTTCTGTATCAAATGATCCGTGGCTGCCGGATGATTTTTGGGACTGGTTGACAGATACAGTGAGCAACATTCCCGGCACAACTCCATCTGATCCGGTATTGCCTGGTTACTGTCCGCAGGGCACGTATCACCCGGTCAATGATCCGATGGCTTGCGTCCCATTTCCGGCTGATCCGGCAGGCAATCAAGCCGCTCAGCAACAGCGCAAGAAGCAGCAGCAATCCGCACAAAAAGCTGCACAGGCTGCAAAAGCCGCACAGAAGAAACAGGATCAAACTTGCCCGAAAGACGCGCAAGGCAAGCCGCAATGGAAGAATCCGCAGACCGGCAAATGCGAGCCGATTCCGGCTTGCCCGCAAGGGATGGTTTTCGATTCGGCTTCTCGACGATGCCTGACGCCTCAACAGGTGAAAGAAGTTTACGGCGACAATAACTGGCTGATCTGGGCGCTGATTGCGCTTGGCGTTTTAGTGGTGATCAAGAAATGAGTTGCTGCAATGAGTGCGAACAATCAGGCGGCAATTGCAATCAAGGACTTGGCATGCTTGGTCAGCAGGGAACTGTCACGATTGGCGATTATGTTTTAGCGGGCAGTGTCATTGCCTGGGGCGGTCATATCGTTCAAGTACAGGACGGCGCTTCAGTTGGCTGGACGCAGGATTTAGAAGGCCGTATCAAGAATGCACTCTGGGCGCACGGTGGATTTAGCAACGTGAACGCTGGGCAGATTGGCGGATGGCTGAATCCGTACATTTCAATTCGAGTTACAACGCGCAGTGATTTTGCGCATCTGGCCGATGTGTTCGATACGATTCAGGGCGCTATCTGGCAAGCAGGCTATGCCCCGCAATCAACGGATTTTGTTGTTGAGTATTCGCCCGCTCAGCCGAATCAAACAGGCATTGCCACTACTGGAACAGGCGGGACAGTGAATGCTCCGGCCTCAAATGGCGGCGGCTCATGGTGGCCATTCGGCGGATCGAATAATCAACAGCCTGCTTCGGCTGAATGTGATTGGGCGTCTATGTCTTGGGGTAATTATCTGGCTTGTCAGCTTGGCATCAAACCAACTGAAGCCGTAATCGTCGGCGCGGTCGGCGCACTGGTCGGCGTGATTGCTATTTCAAAATTAGTCAAATGACACAGGCTCAAGCACAAAAAGAATATGACCGGCTGCTTGATCTGGCTGAAAAACTGGAAAGTCAGATCCATGAATCCGAAGACGAAGAATCAGATTTGAGAAGCGAAATTCAGGAATTGCAAAAAGAGTTGAGCCAAAAGAAAGCCCGGCTAAAAACGGTGACAACAAAAGCAGACAGCCTCGAAAAACGATTACGGCAAGCCGAAAAAGAAATGCAGTCAATCGCCGGTAAATTTGATTTGTAATTTTATGGCAACTAGAAAGAAAACAACCAGACGCAAATCAAGCAAAGCTCCTTCACCGGCTCAATTGCGGGCGCGCAGGGCTTTTGCCTTAGCGGCGAAGGCTCGAAGCAAGGCCAGCAAGAAAAAGGCTGGCAAAAAGCTGGTGCGACGCAATTCCGACCGGCTGACACAGGCGCAGATTGACGCCTTGCCCTACATGCAGCGGGTTCGTGTAGACAACGAATTAGGCGGTGCATTTCTCAGGAAAGACAGGGCCTACGTTACGAAGAACGCCAACGGCACAGTAACTGTCCATATCTCGAAAGACGATGGCCACAGCTACACGGTGATTTACGATAAAAAAGGTAAGACGCTGAATCCGTCCAAGCGCCGTAATGCAACGATCATCAAAGCCAAACGGATTGATCATCTGGACGTAAGCAAGATTCACAATCCCGGCAAATCCACTCGCCGCAAATACCGTAACGGCTATCTTGATTTAGTGATCATGGGCCACGCGAAAAAGACGCCTTCCGGCTGGTCGCTTGGTGGCAAAACATTCAAGCAAGGCAAGGGAATCGTTCCGGCTTCAAAGCGCGGTTACTACCTGGATTTGGGAACAGGAACAGTGTTCAGCAAGAAGGCTCGAAACGTCGCGCAAGGCTTTTTCGATGGCAACGGCGTTTTTCATCCAATTAGGTCAAGCGCCGATTATGATTCAGGCACAGCGGGCGAGACAGGCAAGAAACCAATCCGCACACGAAGCAAGAAACGCAAGACGGCGCTAAAGAAAGCTGGTCAAACCGCACGCTTGAAGGCCGAAACCCGCAGGCGTAGATCAACTACTTCTCGATTAGCTTCGCGGTCGCTGTCACGTTCTGCCGGTATCCTGAAAGGCTCAGGCAGCAGGCGGCAGCGTAACCCGCGCTATTTCGCTTATGGCATTGACGCCAATGGCCGCGAACATGATTTGGCAATCCGTGTCGCTCAAAACAAAACGCAAACAATGGCATGGGTCAAAAAGAATTATCCTGGCTATAAAAAGTATGTCGTTGAACTGTCAGAGAAATTTGACTTCATCGGGCCGAAGGGCGGCGTAAAAATCAAGCGGCCAAATCGATTGGCAAAGAATCCTGCTGGCTATTTCGTCGTCAAGGAAGTCTCAAAAAACATTTGGAAGTGGGGCATTTCAAGTGCCAAGAAATATGGCGGCTGGTCATGGAGCATTAAAAGCTATAAGAGCCGCAAGTCTGCCATTGATGCCGGTAAGCGTGAGACAGGCTTAGACTACGGTGGCGAGCGTAACCCTTCTGTTAAAACCATTCGCAAGGAATTTGCAGGAACGCTCGGCAAAGCTTCTCAAGTATTCGCCCCAATCGGCACGCCTCGCAACGTCGCCAAGTTGGGCAGATTGCTTTTCATAGACACCGAGAATGCCACGATCAAGCCAACCGGCATTGTTTACTTGTGCGCTGATACAAAAGGGAAGCTTCATCTTTGCGGATCGAAGAATGTTCCAATTTACTCAGGGGCCGCGCAGTCCTTCGGGCGAGTCAAAAAACTGGAATATGAAACCGCCAAGCCTCATCTGTATCCAGGGCAGGGAACGATTCAGTTCTGGCACAAGATGGGCGAAGAGTCCGGCAATCAGCCGACACTTTATGCTGATGGCAAAGGCGGGCTGAAGTTTCGCGGGGGAAGCTATCGCATCACGCGAGAAGGAATTGTTGATTGAATTTATGCAGGCTGGCAAAGGGTTGGTTTGTCTTTGTGAGGATCGCCATTCCAATCAGCATGGACAGCCTGCTCCAATCTTGAGTTTGCGAGCGGAAAGCTGCTGCCGCCGCTTGGTTCGCAATAGCAGCAACTAGGAGGACTCAATGCAACGAGTCAAGATGCAAAATCCAGGGCCAGCAAGTCTGGTTTTGGTTAATCCAAAAAGAGTAATGCATGTTTGTTCAGTGTGCGGAAAGGGAGTTGGTCAAAAAGGTTATTGCGCCAAACATCCCAATGCCACAGTGGATAGCATCAGCATGAATGGGGGAAAAACTATGGCTGCTCGTAAACGCAGTACAAGGGGCCGTCCGCGTCGTCGGGCGGCAGTGAATCCAAAGCGGCGGCGTTCAACTGCGGTTGTCCGTTCGCGCCGCACTACTTCGGCTTTTCGCGCTCCGGCAAAGCGGCGCACAAAACGCCGCAATCCGCTGATGGCCATCAAGCGTCGTCGCGGTGTGAGTCGTCGCCGTAATCCGGTTTCCGGTGCAATCGGCCAGGCGATTCCGTTGGTGGGCGCAAGCTTCGCCATCACGTTTGCCGCGCCGTTCGTGACAGGTATCGCTGGTCGCTTCTTGCCGCTCGGTCAATTCACGCAGCCGGTTGTTTTGGCTGGCACTGGCTACGGTCTGAGCTGGCTGGCTGGCAAGCTGGGCTTTGCGAAGTATCGCGGGCCGCTGGAAATTATGGGTGTAACGCTTGGCCTCACGGCTTTGGTTGCCCCGTATCTGCGCGGCTTTCTGGCCCCATCGCAACCGGCGCAAGGGATGGCTGGCCGAAATGGAATGAGGGGCATTGCCGCTGTTCCGTCTATTCCGCCACAGATTCAAGCTGCACGCGCTCAGGCGGCAAATAACGCGGGCATGAAGGGCATCGCGTCCTATCAGGCCCCAGGGAGATTCGGGCGCTAACACGCTGCCCGGTTAGCACTCAGTAAATTCTTTCAAGGAGAAATATGTACGATTCACCAACTCAATTTAATCTGCCGGGCAGTCAGGTTGGCGTCCTGCCGTCAACTCTCGATCAAGTCAATCCGGCTTATTACGGCCAGATTGAAAGCTTCATCAATCAGAACGGCGGGCGTCTTGCCAGCGTTTCAGGTGTCAGGCTTTACGACACACTGCGCGTTGATGCAGGCATTCAACCGCTGACCACCTTCAATTTCTTTCAGAATGGCGTCAGTCAATCTCAGGGCTTGTGGGTCGCTGGTACGCAATACCGCAAGCAAAACATTGACGTTTCGTATTGGGTAGACGGCGGCAAGCTGGCTGCCGGATATGAAGCGTTGATCTGGTCAATGCAGGTTTTGATTCAGTTGCCTGCGGCGCTCGATGAGAGCTTGCAGACCTCCGGCAATGCAATCAATCTGGCGCTCGATCCTGGCACGGTGAGCGGTGAAGCTGTGACCGATCCGATCAAGACCGGCAACCTGATGCGCGCGATTCTGGAAAGCTATTACTTCGAGCTTTTCCTCAACAACACCACATTCGAGCATGGGCCAACGTGGGCATTTCCGTCCGCTTATGGCGTCGGGAACACGCTGGCAGTTGGCGGCGTGACTACTGCGGCAATCAGTGATGGTGCATTGGCTAACACGGTGGGCTTTGCCTATCAATTGCCGGTGATGCGCCATATCCCGTCTCTGACTCGCTTCGGCGTTCGGATGACAGGCCAGAACGCTTTCACGACTGCGAACGTTTGCCCGTTCCGCATCACTGTGGTTTTGGACGGCATTGGCATTCAGCCTGTGACTGGCTGATCTTTTCGGTTGACATTGTTTTTAGCGTGGGATGGCTTGCAACCATCTCACGCATTTTTCAAACCATCGGAGCATCGAAAATGAATCCAGTAAAACAAATTGGCCGCTACGAAATCCCTATCGCATCGGTTGTCATGGTCGAAAAGAAAACCGGCTTTTTGGCTTGGTTCAAGCCCGGATACAAAGTTCTTTTAGCGTCCGGCGCTGTCATTCATCTGACCAATCAAGAAAAAGAAGAATTGGACAAAGCCCGGATGCTTCACAGTCAAACACTGGAAGTCATGCACATGGTTGCTGGCTTGCAGCGCAATAATCGGCCAGTTTCGGCATAAATAAATAGAGGGTCAAAATGTATTTCTTCAATGAATACACGCTCAAGCAGTTGAGCAAGTATGAAAACCACCTTGAGCTTATTGACTCAATTCCGGTTGGCTTTACGGGCGTGGCTTCTCAAGTTCAAGCTCCCGTCTACAGTAACGAGGTAGATGCGGATTCGCTGATCTTCGCTATCGGCGTTTCGTGGTCATCTGCATCGGCTGATGCGTTGGTCAGGATTCGATCAATCAGCCCGCAATACGAATGGATGGCCAATAATCAAGCCGTGCCGCAGTTGACGCCGATTGGCGCAATTGCAGGGTTCTCCGATCAGGTGATGCCTGTTCTGCCGCTGGTCATGCCTTTCTTCCTGAAAGCCAACGGCAGACTCGAATTTCGATTCGTCAATTCAGCAGCAGCAGCGATTACAGGCGGTGTGATTACGCTTCGCAGGCTCAAGCTGACGCTTCCGATTGATGGCGGCTGGAATTACGGACAAGGATTGTAATGGACGGACTCAATACCGGGAACATCATCAATTACTGGGGGCCGCATTTGACGCCATATGCACGGGCGATCATTTCCGCTTACCGAATTGCCGTGCCGGTCTGGGTGACGGTTCCCACAAATCTAACCGGCACTGTGCGCGAAGAAATCCAGGTGCTGACTGATCCGTTTGAATACGACACGCTTTTTATCGCTGCTCACATTCAAATGGGAACGAGCTTCAATGGCGACTTTGGCCAGTTGATTTTCCTGAACGTCGGCGACTTGCAAACCGGCATGCTGTGGTCAACACCAGGGCCGATTGATGCGAGTCCGGCCACGGGTTTCGGCGGTTCTCGTGCCAATGCGATGCCTGTCTTGAAACTGCCTGAAGCGTTCTTCTTACCGGCCAACGTTCAACTCAAGCATCTTTGGAAAGTCTTCTCGACAAGCGCAACGGGCGGCGTGATTACGTGGATGGCGATTCAGTTGATTGATCCACTGTCGGGCAATCGGCCTCACAGCGTCCAAATGCCGGATGGTAGAGATGTTCGCGTTGGTTCAAGAGTGCCGTGGCTTTCGACCTTTGCGCTAGGGTCTGAAAATAACATACTTGGTTCGCCTAATTACGCGATGGCTGCAAACGATGCTCAGTATGTTCAATACCTGCCAAGCCAGGATTGCGATATTGAAATCCACGACATTGCCTGCAATTTCTTTACGCAGGGCGGCGTAGCCAGTGATTCAGAAAACATTCGCCTTGCCCTCGCAGACCGCAAGCAGCCGCGATTCTGGACACCTACCAATGCCCCCTCAACCGTTGTCTGTGGCGACTTCTCGAAAGCTTATCCGGCAATGCCTCTGGTCAAACCGTATCTGCTCAAAAAGGGCCATCGGCTTGAAGTGATAAGCCAGAATAAAAACGCGGCAGTTCTCAATAACGCCTATGCAACGGTGCGCGGCGTCAAATTGTGTGATTACTAATGCTGATTCAGGAACACTTAAAACAACTGGTTTGGATGGCTGCACCTGAGCTGCAATTCCATCATCACGCAAAGGGCGAAACGTACAAAGACTGCTCGGATTGCATTCTGCATCAAGAGCTTCTAGCAGACATCAAGCCGATCAAATTCGGCAACAATATTGACTGGACTGCGGCGGCTGAATACGCATTGGCTGATTACCAGATTCCGCGCGATACCGTAAACATTGTCATGCGAGTTGAATGCTACACGGTCAACTGGACAAACGCGGCCAATGACTTTGGCATGTCCGAACCGCCTCCGCCTGGCACTGCTTGGTGGCAATATGCTGCCTATGGGACAGGTGGCACGATCGTTCTTACTGATCAATCCGCGCAGGTTCAGCTATTGCTTGACTCGGATGAATTTTTGATTTTCCGGGCAGGATACAACGCGCAGTTGATTGGTAATTTTGCAGTGTCGCCGGACGGTCAGACTCGACAAGTTCGGACGCTGGTTTATTCCTATAACTGCGGGGCAGCGATTGCTGATCGCATCGGCATCTTGCAGGCAATGGTTCCGGTCAGCGGTTAAGGTTTCAATGTGGCTCTCAAGTTTGAAAGAAGACACCTTACTTTTAGGACGTGGTATCACAAGCGGCATTGGGGCGGCTTGGGAGAAGTTACGCCGGATGAGGGATGCTGCATTCTGCTTGAAACTGGCGCTCCCGATCACATCCTGCTTGAAGACGATTCCGGTTGTATTGAGCCGGAAGATTGCCCCGAACCGGAAACAGACTGTTGCGTTTTACTCGAAACCGGATCGCCCGATCACATCCTGCTTGAAGATGGCTCCGGTTGTATTGAGCCGGAAGACTGCCCGGATGCTGACGCGAGCGAGTTTCTTTTTCTCTCTGATCCGGCTGATGGCTTCGAATTTTTGGAAGGCACGGGAAGCGTGTTTGAGTTTTTAGAATAATGGCTTCAGGAAACGTTACAACGCGAACAAATCTAGCGACTCCGCAGCCAACCATGCTGCTGTATGCCGGGCTTTCACCGTTCGGGACAACGGATGATCGAAAGATCACAGCCAATGCCTTGTTTGCTGAAATCACGGCAAATATCACGGATTTATCCGTCCAGTTCGGCAACGGGACAACCGCCACAGTCAGCGCGGCCAATAAGGGTAAAATTAGGTATCTGGATGGCACAGGCTTTCAAGTAAGCGAGAATGGCGCAGCCTATGCCACGATAACCAGTCTCGGAAATGCGGCCACAGGAACGGGCGCAATCGTCCGGGAAACAAGTCCCACCTTGATCACTCCGGCACTGGGAACGCCTACGGCTTTAGTTTTGACCAACGCAACGGGCTTGCCGCCGTTGACGGGCATTATCGATTGGCCAGCAAACGCAGCAGGTGTGTTGACTAATGATGGCTCCGGCACTCTTTCATGGGGCGCGGGTGGCAGCACTTCGCCAGGCGGTTTAACGACGAATGCTCAGTACAACAATGCCGGATCATTTGCCGGATCAACCGGCATTACGTTTACAGCCACGCAAGCGACGATTACCGGGGCAAAATTTGTCGGCAGTCTGCGGGATTCAAACGATAATATTTTAATTGCCCCAACCGCTACGGCTTCAGCGGTCAACTATTTCACGCTCGCCAATAGTGCGACTGGCAACCCTCTGACTGTTACCGCATCAGGCAGCGATACGAACATTTCAATTCAGCTTATCCCGAAAGGGTCTGGCACAAGCGGCGGGCAGGTGGTCATTCCTGGGGGTGGTCGCCATGATAATCCGGGCTTAGCATTTGCGGGCCTTCTCAATTTCGGCCTTCACCAAAACAGCGGCGGCGGCTGGATGAGCGTTAATTGTAACAATTTCGCTTTTTGCACGGCTGTGCGCGTGGCAATCGCCTCTAACGGCTCGCTTTGTTTTGGGTCTGATCCGGCAGTGCCAATTGATGATCCGCCAGGGCAGACGGTTGGCATTAAATGGCTGGCTGATTACTGCCTTCGCGTTCATTCGGTAGGCGCATTGACCGACTTTACCGGCGCGGGCAATTTGATGATCGGAACATCTGCCGGGGCGATTGGCAAAAACGGGCGGGGCGTACTCGGCTTCTGCTTATCAACCGCGCCATCTACAAGCCCGGCTGATGTATTCCAAATTTATTCCGCCGATTGGAACGGGGCAGGGACGGCTACTTTCCAAATGCGTAACGAAGAAGGCCATACGATCACGCTTGCGCGTCAGACTGTCACCGGCTCACGCGGCGGCAATGCTGCACTCGCAGATTTGCTCACCAAGCTTGCGAATATCGGCTTGATTGTTGACAGCACTTCATAAGGTTTATTTATGGCATCAGAGAAAATTACAGCAATGCCGGATTTGGCGGGCGGCCAAGTGCCGACAGACTTGATTACGCTGGTTGATCTGTCTCAGCCGGTCGCAACGCAAAACGTCAAATCAACGCTTAATGACGTCTTCGCAGAAATCACAAAGAACATCACCGATCTGTCTGTTCAGTTCGGCAACGGGGCATCGGCTACGGTTTCAGCGGCGGGCAAGGGCAAGCTGATTTACAACAACACTGCTACGGCGTTCCAGGTGTCTGCGAATGGCGGAGCGTATACAAGCCTGCTGACTGGTTCTGGCGTTGCTCAGCAGGTAGCATTCTTTACGGCTGCGGCTGCCTTAGGCGGTGACACGGCTTTTGTTTGGGATTCAACGAATAACCGACTGGGCATCAATGTGACCGTCGCGGCCAGTGTGACAAGCCTGAACGTTCGAGCCGATGGCAGCGCAATTGCTGCTGAGTTTTTGCCTAATACGGTTTCAGACAATCCGCGCGTTCAAATCCAGGTAACAAACTCTGACGGTCGAATCGGAACGAGCAACGCAACGCCCTCGCCGTTTTACATCATCACCAATAACACCGAGCGAATCAGCGTTGAGAGCGGCGGCGCGGTGGCAATCAATCGAACATCTCCCGCACAGGCCCAACTCCATGTTGACGCCGCAACGAACGTCACAACGGCATTTTTGGCAAACAATGCGGCGGGCAGTTCGGTTGAAATTGCAGTCTTTCAGGTGAATGGCGGTAATCGCGCACTGCTGACCGAGAATGGCGAATGGATTCTGGGACTGGCTTCAACTGTGACCGGCAAGCTGACGCTGAGCAATGCAAGCGGGGCGACACTGACAAGTATTTCAGCAGGTAATGCCGCCAGCACGCTCAACTATATCTTTCCGGCAACCGATCCAACGGCGGGGCAATTTCTGCAAGCGGCGGCTCCGAGCGGTGGAAACGTCACGCTCTCTTGGGCAACGGGCAGCGGGTCAACTTCTCCGGCTGGGGCAAATACTCAGGTTCAGTTCAACGCGTCCGGGGTATTTGGCGCTTCGGCCAATCTGACATGGGTTAGTCCGGCGCTGACTATCGGCGCAGCCACAAGTGCAACCGGATTGCTGACACTGGCGAACGCTTCCGGCTCGACAACTACCAGTATTCAGGCGGGAAACGCCGCTGCAAGCCTTGTTTATATCTTCCCTGCAGCTTCCCCTACGTCCGGCCAGGTTCTCACGGCATCGGCTCCTTCTGGCGCGAATGTCACACTCTCTTGGACAGCTCCGACAACGGGAACGGTCACAGGATCAGGAACGGCTACACGGGTTGCTTTTTGGTCGGGAGCATCGGCGCTTTCGAGCAATGCAAATCTGTTTTGGGATAACACTGATTCACGGCTTGGAATCGGCACGGCAACGCCAGATTTACCGCTTGATGTGGTTTCGGATGCTACGGCATTGGCTCAGCAGTGGCGCGAAACAGGGGCCGGAACTTGCCGGGTGCAATTGCAGGTTCCGTCCAGTTTTGGGCAGTTTGGAACAACCAGCAATCACGCAATGGGCTTCATTGCTAATGGTGTCCAGTATGTAAACATTGAGCCAACGGGCGGAACGGTTTTCGGTTCAATCATTCCGGCTACAGCCACAGTTTTAATCAATGCACTGGTTAATACAGACACGGCGTTGATTGCCAACAATGCCAGCGGGTCAACGATCTCGATTGCCAGCTTTCAAGTGGGTGGTTCACTGCGGCATCAGTTCCTTTCGACAGGTGAAGCGATTATCGGACTGGCTTCAACTGTGACCGGCAAGCTTACGATGGCCAATGCTTCAGGCTCAACGCTAACAAGTATTAGCGCAGGGAATGCGGCATCTACCCTCAATTTTATCTGGCCGATTGTTGATCCAACGGTCGGACAAGTTTTAAGTGCGGCGGCTCCTAGTGGCGGCAATGTTGTCTTATCTTGGACATCTGCGGGCGGCGGTGGCACGACAATCAATCCGACCAATGGAGTAATGCCTGTCCGTCAGGACGCAACCACGTTTATTGATTCACCTCTGTCAGTTGCCAGCAGCGCGGTGACGATGACGCGCAGTGCAATTGGGGCAACTTCAAGCGATGGCTTTATTCTGCTAAACGCCACGGCAGCAGCGGCGGGAGCTCAGCAGTATTCACCGCGAATCAGATTCACATCGCAGGGGTGGCGGACGACGGTTACGGCGGCGACACGAGTTTTGGACTGGACAATTGATTTGCAGCCAATTGAAGGCACAACGAATCCCGCAAACAGACTCGTATTTTCGCAGCAAGTAAATGCCGGAGGTTTTGCTTCGCATTCAGTGTTTGGCGTTGATCAAGCTGGCGTGACATATGCGAGCTTTCCGGGAGGCGGTGAAACCGGATGGCCAGGAGTGACGGTTGGATTAAATTTCGGCACTCAGGCATCGCCCAATATCAGCGGACTGTTTCAGAACGCGGGGGGCAGTTGGTTTATTGTTCGGCCAGTGAATAACTTTGGCGCGCACGGCACGGGCATGGCGGTTTTGTCTGGTGGCCAGTTTACTTGGTCAACCAACTCATCAAGCCTGCCAACGGGAACGCTTGACACTGGCCTTGCTCGCGCAGCAGCGGGCGTGATTCGGGCAACAAATGCTAGCACTGGGGCCGGAAAGCTGATGGCCGCACAGAACGGCACCACGGCGCAGGGCTTTGTTCATGCAGAGCCGGATAATACTTCCTTCCCTTGCTTCTATGGCAATCTGCCAAGCGGTTCAACGCAAAACATCTTCACCGGATCGAATAATAACAACGTTCGATTCATTGTCAGCAGTGCGGGCAAGGTTACAGGTTCACTAAACAACACGTCGCAGAACTACCGAATGGAAGGGCAAATCACTACTTCGGTAAGTGATCTTTCCAATACCAGCACGACGCCAACCACGCTGTTTACTGCCACGCTTCCGGCCAATTCAGTGAGTGCGACGGGCGACTGCCTGCAACTGGAAGTTGACGGCGTGTACGCCAACAACGCAAACAATAAAACGGTAAGGGTCTTACTCGGCACAACGCAACTGTTTTCAACTGGAATCAATGCCTTTGCAAATTCGCGCTGGAAAATCCGGGCGCTGATCTATCGCACAGGTTCGGCAGCACAGCGGGCAATTGTTCAATATTTTTCTGATGACGTACTGACAATTGCGCAGCCGATTCAGTACGGGGGGGCGTACACAGAGGACTGGACAACGGCGCTGGCGGTTTCCGTTGAAGCAACTGGCGGGGCAACAAATGACGTGACTGAAAACACTGCCATACTTTCCATTTCGCCGGGTTAAACAATCCGGCAGTTATTAACAATCAAACAAAGGAGCATCCATTCCCATGATCGAAATTTCGCTAAAAGAATTAAACGCGAGCTATCAAAGTCTTCGGGCTGTCTGTCGGTCAATTACCGGTGCGCCGCTCAAGTTTCGGCTTTTGCCGATTCAGCGATACGCCAAAGATGCAATTGACGATCTAAACACATCGCTTGCCGGAATTGCCGGAGAGTGCGGGGCTGAAGTGACCGGAGAAGGGCAGTTCAGCTTTGAGAATATTCCAAGCGAGGAGCGCGGCAAGGCGATGATGGCCTTCAATCGAAAAGCGGCACTTTTTCTGAAAACTGAAACCGTCGCATTCAACACGGACAAGGCAAAATACTTGCTGTCTGAAGTGACAAAGTGTGAAGACATCAAGAATCCGACCAACGCCGAAGACCTGGCGGCGCTGGATTGGCTTTTTACGTTCGACGTACCGGAAGCTAAGGCCGAAGAAAAAGCGGCCAGCGCTTCGGCCTAACAGTTCGCGCCGCCTTGTGGCTTACGGCTGGGATGCTCCGATGCGGGGCCGTAAGCCGGGGAACCTGGCGGCGTGATTTTTATTTATGACCAAAACTGAACTGCAAAACCTTGTCATTGATTACGCCAACAGCTTTGGCATTGATCCTCAGATTGCACTGGCGCAAATAAGCCAGGAATCAGGATTCAATCCAAATGCTCGCGGTGGATCGGGTGAGCGAGGTTTAGGCCAGTTTATGCCGGGAACGTGGGCAAGATTCGGCAATGGGTCTTTTGATAACGCCTTCGATCCAAATAGTAATTTGCAGGCTTGGGGTCAATATATGACATTCCTGCTGAACCTGTTTGGATGGGATTATGAAAAAGCCTTGATTGGCTACAACGGCGGCGAGGGTCATCTTACGAATCCCGGCAAGCATGGGCCTCCGTCATCTCGTGCGCGCAGTTACGCTAAAACAGTTCTGGCAGCGGCAGGGCGTCAGAACGTGGCGAACTATTCCCCTGATTATTCCCCTGATCCAATAATCCCAGACAATCCAGAGGATGAAACCAGCATCTTAGGACTGTCGCTTACAACGGTGCTTTTGATTGCTGGCGGACTGCTGGCAGTTCTGGCGCTCAGGAAATAACCCAATGGTGCTGCCCCAATCCCCTTTATGTCTGAATGGATTTCAAAAAATCCCGGTGCGTTTATCACGATTGTCATACTAGCCATCGGGAACATATGGAGCTTGGCCGTAGCAATGGAACAAGCAAGACAAACAAGACTGCAATCAGAGCAGAATAAAAAAGCCGTGGACGACTTACGCGAAGACTTTGACGACCACTTAAGGAAGGATGGCGTTCACCGTTCCGCAGACAGTGAAGCCAGGATCAGCCGGATTGATTCTGGTATTAACGCCATTGGAAGCATTCTGACAGACATCCAAACGCAGCTTGCAAGACTCGGAGCAGGCAGGCAGCGAAGCTAAAACCAATGAGAATCAAAAATACAATCATCGCATTCACTCTGATCTTTTCAACACTGATCACTTCGGCTTGTGGCAACGAAACCACGCTGGCAAGAGTTGGCGCAGGATTCCAACAGGCAGCAAAGGGCTTCAAGGCTGAAGTGGCGAGCCTTCGCGCAACCGGATTGCTGACGCCTGAAAAACTGGCGAGGCTCGACAAGCGGGCCGATGGAATCATCACAGCATCTGACACGCTAAAAGAGTACTTGGACACTTTGCCGGGTATCACAGCAGGGAATAAAGCTGAAATCATCGGCAAGATCGGCGAGGCATCAAGCCTGATTGCCGGACTTTTACAGAATCAGGATTTGACCGGCCTGCCGTCAAATAATCTGGCCGTGCAGATCCTGACATTCGCTTCGATCACGCTGCAAAACGCTTCGATCGTGATTGCTGGGATTCAGGCGCCGGCAGCGTCACGGTCGGCGGTTTCGGTTCAGTCTGCCGGAATTCCGCTGGAAACGATCAAGGTTAAAGTCGCAAAGATTCCCAAAGGCGCGGAAAAATACTTTCAATAAAAGCGGGCTTGGCTATAATTGGCCTGTGTGTAGTTTATGAACCGGCTTGCCTGGGTACTTCGGAAGGAATGGGCAAGCCGGATTTTTATTGCCCAAATAACAAAAGCCGCTGATTCTCTTTCGAGATTTTCAGCGGCTTTTTAATTGAGCCTCTTTCTTTTCTTCCCTGAAGAAACCAGCACTCAATATTGGAGATTGAAGCGGGTAGATTTTAGGCGGAAACGGGGTCAGGTGCAATGTTTTCTTTTGGGTCTAAGGTCTGATAATCGTTGATGGTGTAAAAACCAGCCTGACGGCTCTTAGGCGGCATTCTGACGGTAATTTCTTTTTCGGTTTCCGGGGCATTTGAGCGAGCGCGGATTTGAGCGGCGTAAATATCGCCAATGGCTAGAAAATCGCTCGAATAATCGTCAGGACACTTCCCTGCTGAATCGCAAATCTTTGCGCAGGCTTCACGTTCGGCGAGAATGGCGGATTGGATTTCTTGCCTAATCCAGTCTCGCAGCTTGTAATAGCTTCCGCTGTCTTTTGTAATTGTCTGAGTTTCAAAATAATCAGCAATTTGAATCTCTCGATCTGCGTCCATAAAATCAGCCTCCATTTAGGAAATACAAGACAAGTTTGCCGCCAAAACAGTTGGGGCTTTGAGGCGTGTAGTCGGTCAGGACTCTTTCGCCGGATCGAAGAATCGCCCCTTCGTAGGCAAACGAAAGGGGGTTGCCGGATTCGTCCAATTCATACTTTGAATAGGACTCCCATGCAATTGTCCGTTTGTCGTTTAGCGTGACTGCCCAAGTTGCAATTAGGCCATCGGATTTGTTGTAGCGGACGCGGAGCAAGTAGCGGCCAACACGATTGGCGTCTTGAACTAGATCACAGGCGAAAGGCGTATTGCCGGGATAGACATTGCCGCGCATTTCGAAGCCGTAGCCGTCGCCTCGGTCGGTGTTGTAAGTCGGCGGCAAGAGGGTGAGTTCAAGTTTTTCAATCTGCTGGGCTTGGCTGACAGAGCAGGCAAGAGCAACCACGATAATGATTTTTGTGAGCGTCATCTTTTGCGTATTCAACGATCTGAGTAAGTTCATATTTCTCCTTTTTAAGCTGGGCAACTTTCTCTGAAAGTGCGTTGTTTGATTCGTTTAACTGCTGAATGGTCAAAGCGTCTTTTGCCTGCCATTCGTGCAATGTGGCGATTCTATCAGCAGAAGAAATCATACGCTCTACTCTTTTAGCGGCTCGGTCGGCAGCTTCATCGGCTTCACGGACGCAAGTTGAGCATTCAGGATCGAAGGGGGTCAGGTTGGGCTTTTCTTCCGGCTGATTTGAGCGAGCGCGGATATTGTGAGCAAGCCCAATCGAAACGCCGATTCCAAATTCCATCGGCTTGTGAATGACTGGAAAAGCGGATTTGCAATAGACTTCATAGGCGTCGCAAATCTTCGCGCAGGCTTCACGTTCGGCTAAAACGCGGCGGTCGGATTCTTCGACAGAGATAAAATAAGAATCAGCGGGCTTGAAGACGCTGAACGGCCTCGATTGCTCAGCCTTCGACGCTTCATTATCGGCAATTGTTACGCAGGCTTCACGCTCGGCTAAAACGCGGCGGTCGGATTCGGCTTGAACACGGGAAAGCTCAGCATAGCAGGCTTGATAGCGACGCTCAGCTTCTTCGTAATTCTCATTTGCCTGTCTAATGCAGCGATTGAATTCTTCCTGAGAAATCATAAGACGCTCAGGCTTCAATTCTTCCGGCTGCGATTGCCGGGCAAAAACGGCCTGGACGATATGAAGCATTCTTTCTTTTACAGATGGCAGGTCGGAAGAATACTCATCAATCTTTTGCCTCATCTCAGATTGCAGGGCTTGCCGGTCGGCGGTGACAATCTCGGTCAAGATATGAATAAAATTAGACTCAGCCAAGCCAAGTGATTCAGTCTTCCAATTCTTTCCTGCTCCTGTTGCGTAATGCCATGCTCTTTCTCTGGGTGTCATGATTCCTCCAATTGTTTAAGTTTTGCTTCTGCCCATTTTTGGCCAGCATCGCCGCCCCATAATTCCCACGCGATACGGCCAGCAGAAGGGAAGCCTTTCTCGCCTTTGAACCAGCCGGTTGCCTGAGAATCTATTTCGTGACGGTCAAAATAAGCCCGCATCCGTTTTAGCGTCTTGATCGAAACGGCCCGGCCATTTGATAAGTCACGCGCACGAGCAACGCCTATTAATGTGCCACCTCTGCCGTACTGCCTGCGCCAATCCAGGCCGCGCAAGGCGGCATTTCTGACTGATTGCGGCGGGGTGAATGATTGGCTCATGACTTATTCTCCGGTTGGTTTAATGCACGGATTTGTTTGGCAATGCAGATTAGCGAATAGCCGGGGCGGTCAAGGTGAAAATTGCCCTGCTCAACAATCTTCGCACATTGCTCGGTGCGCTCGGCGAGGGCGGATTCAAGAATCGGAATAATGATCCGCTTAGCCGTTATGCCGCCAGTCGCATACGCCTCGCTCAGCGCAATACAAAGCTTGTCTGCCCATTCTTCAATTGTCATTTTCTTCGATCTCCATTTACGGAATTATCAAAGCCGGATCGGATTCCCCAAGCTCGCGCCTGATCCAATCCGGCTGTATTTCAACTGCTCAACCAAGAATTGTCTATTTCATGAAGCACCTCCCGGAAAACTGCAAAACGATCACTGAGCTTGTCACAGACGCCTACCCGCTAACGGCTTTCAGTGAACTAAAGCGGGAACGGAAATAATATACATAAAACTTTGCTTTTTTGTAGCCTTTTTTGACCAGTTTATATTATTATCTTTTTGGCCTAAAAAGGAGAGGCTTTACTGGATGGCTCAAAAACAAATCAAAGCAGGAATCTATGCCCGCGTTTCCACGGCAGACCAAAATGCAGATATGCAGCTAAGCGAAATGCGCGAGTACTGCAAAGCGAAAGATTGGAAGATTGAAGCTGAGTTTGTCGAAACGGCTTCTGGATCGAAAGATGACCGGCCAAAGCGAGCGGAGCTAATCAGGCTTTATAAGACTCGAAAGATAAACGCCATCGTTGTCTGGAAACTGGATCGTTGGGGCCGGTCATTGGTGGACGTGGCATCAACGCTAAAAGAAATCAGCGAAGCCGGAATTGATTTTATCAGCCTGAAAGAAGCGATTGACCTAAAAACGGCAATGGGCCGGGCAATGGCTCAGCTTCTTGGAATCCTGGCGGAACTGGAAAAGGAATGGATCAAAGAGCGGACAACGGCAGGAATGAAACGCTACAGGGAACTGAACGCGGGGAAGTGGGGCAGGCCAGCCACCATCCAGGCCAAGCGCGAGCAAATTCTAGCCCTGAAGGCTCAGGGCTGGTCGAATCACAAAATTGCCAAACATCTCGAATGCTCGGCAACGAGCATTGGGACGGTTGTTAATTCCGAATCACAAACAAATGGAGATTGAAGAAAAATGAAAACTGAAAATGCACCTGATAGCTTGATGTATTTTTATCGGTCGCCAGAGATTGATCTAAATCCATCTGACGAAAAACTGCGCGAGATGATTGCGGAGAAAGATCGAGAGATAAGAAATCTTCAGGGCAAAAACACTCAACTTGCAAAGGCGTACACTGACGGCGTTGAGATGGATACTCGAATCCTCGCGGAGAAAGATGCGGAGATTGCTTTCCTGCGAGATAATTTAGATCGCGTGCAAAAGCATCTTCGGTTTTCCGTAAACGAGCGAGCGGAAAAAGATACGGAGATTGCCCGACTAGAAGAAATCAATGCAAACAATTGGACAGAATACCGCAGCAAGGCCAATCATCCGGCATCCATTAAGGAAGCCATTGCAAGCATTGATTCCGGGCCAGGATGGGTTTCTTCAATCACAATCAGCCGAACGGAATGGTTTCGGCTTCTGACGGCGATTGAAGAAATTGAAAAAGATGCGGAGCGGTACATGAAGCTGAAGAAGTCTGAATACTTTGAGCGAGTGCAAATCAAGGCAAATGAACATTGCTGGCAATTTGTTCTTTTTGACAGTAATCCGAACTTTGACGCCGCCATTGATGCTTTGCCGGAGGTGCAATCTTGAGCGCAAATCTTTTTATCCCGCCGCAATTATCTTGCCCGAAGCATGGGCAGCATCAAAACCCGTGGCTTACGTTTTCGATCAATTCATCGTCTGGGGGTGGCGTTCATAACGACACGAAGGTTTGCGGGCTGTGCATTATTGAATTGCTGCGCGACCTGGGCTTTGAAATCACCGAGCCGGAAACGCTAAAAGAATCTGATTGGATTCTTGATGAAGTGCCGGAGGTGAAGAAGTGAGCATTTTAAGATTTTATCAGCGCCTTAGACGCAGTGCGATTTTTCTAAAGCTTGACTATTTGAACTGGGTCGAAGATCGAAAGCGAAATTGGCGGCAAGCTATCTGTCAGCATTCTTTCCGGCCTGTTCGGTATGACAGCAAGCCAGGGCGATGGTGTTCGCTTTGTGACAAGGAAGAGCCATTAACGCCTGAAGAGTTTTTCGCTCAGTTCGGCGAAAGAGGATGGCAAAAGTAAATCAATTGGAGATTGAAGAAATGAAGAAAACTAAAAAACAAAACAACGACTACACAGAATTTCTCAAAACGAAACAGGCCAGGGTTGAAACTTTAGGCATTGAACCAGGGCCGATTAGTCAGGTCTTGTTTACGTGGCAGCAGGATATTGTTAAATGGGCGCTCAAGATGGGACGAGCGGCAATCTTTGCTGATTGCGGAATGGGTAAGACGCTGATGCAGGTTGAATGGGCAAGACAGATTTGCGATTACGGAA